AGCAATTAGTCTTAAAGAAAATGGGACGAGGTACGGAGTTATTACCCAATCAGGCATGGGGCTAGGTACTGCAAGTCCAGCAAGCCTCCTACATTTATACTCCTCTGCTCCTGTGCTAACTATCCAAGATGGTGGGTCATGGGGTACGAATGCTACTGGTTACATTGAGCTAAAAGATGGCAGCTCTACCATGAGCATGATTGGTGTTACTGGCACTGCTGGACATCTAGATATTCTGCATAAAAAAGCAGGGTCAATTAGGATGTTCACCGATGATGCGGAGAGGCTAACTATTAATAATTCAGGTGTAACTGCCAACACTGGATATATAGCCACATCAAATTCCACAAATGGATACATAGCAGCAAGAACCTATCTACAGTTAACAGCATCTACCGCTCCTTCGAGTGGATCATACATAGGTAAATTATATGCCTATGGCAATACTGGCGCACAGTTGAACTACAAAGACGGCTATAATACTAACCACGCATTACACTCCGCTTCTGACTATAGACTAAAAGAAAACATAACCGACTACTCCAGTGACGATGCAGTGTCACTTGTTAAAGCAGCACAAGTAAAACGATTTGATTACATTGAAGGTTCGGAAGTTGAAGAGAACAGAACTAACCGTGTCGGATTCCTAGCACATGAACTGCAAGAAGCAGGATGCGATCTGGGTGCAGTAGTTAGTTTAGAGAAAGATGCGGTGGATAATTTAGGTAATCCTAGAATGCAATCGGTGGATTACAAAAATCTTGTGCCTGTGCTTTGGGCAGCATTGCAAGACGCATTGAAGAGAATTGAGGAGTTAGAGAATAAATAATGAAAAAATACGACTTATTCATTGTGATGGGACTAGCATACGGTAGCTCAGTTTTAGCATTGGGCTTGATTGTAGTGACAATTTTGAAATTAATTTAATGGCGGGAACAGTACAAAACATATTTGATTCGTTATACACGGCAGTGTCACAAGCACAACGCGCCGTGGAAGAAGAACAATCTAGACGGTTTTTAGAAACTTATTTCGATAAAGAAGGAAATCCAAAAATCGTCAAGATGGTTCTTAATGACAAAGAAGTTGAAGTTCCACTTGTCACATTAGTTCCACACAACCCTTTAAAGATTGCAGAGTTAGACATTGATTTAGAAGTCAATCTCGATCACGATGGAGAGAAAGCATTAGGATGCCTTGGTAAATTAAGGAAATCTAAAATGGCTGGAGTTAAAATAAAATTTACTGGCACTAACCAAGCTGAAGGTTTGGCAAGAGTTGGTGACAATCTAGTAAAACTAATACCTACAATATAATATTATGGCAGGAGAAGATGATAAACAGTTGAAGGATTTTCAAGGCTTACCTTTAGCCTCGCTAATCGGCGATCCACTTATTCAGAGCGCACGCGCCCAGTCTAAATTAGCTGGCGTAACTTTGGATTTTTGTAACCAGTTTGGTTTTATGCCAGACCCAGATGACCCCAAAAAGACGATTACAAAAACCGTCGATGTTGAGGTAGAGCAATTAGTTAAAGGTCAGTTAAAGCCTATAAAGCGAACAGTTAAAATGCCGCTTTTATCAATGGTTACAATACCTAACCTTTCAATTGACGACGTTAAAGTCCATTTTGATATGGAAGTTAAATCGCATAGCGAAAACACCCAGTCATCTGAAAACACACAAACTGACCATTCAGAAACCGAAGCACACGCTTCAGCTAGTGGTTCATTTTGGGGGGTAGGATTTGATGTTGGAGGTAGCCATTCTAGTTCACACACTGGAACCGTGACTACTAACTCAAGCAATACTCGGTCAACAGATTTTTCTGCAAGATATTCAATTGATGTTGAAGCTAAACAAAATCCACCCGCTGAAGGAATGGCAAGGTTTACTCAAATGCTAGCTTCGACAATTGAACCCGTAGATACACAAGCAAGTACTTAGTTATGGCAGCAAAGAAAAAAGATTCAAGGTTAACAAAAACAGGAGTTAGTGGTTACAATAAACCAAAGAGAACTCCTAGTCATCCAACTAAGTCGCACGTTGTTGTGGCTAAAAGCGGCGACCAAATTAAAACTATACGATTTGGACAACAAGGTGTTAGTGGTTCGCCTAAAAAAACAGGAGAAAGCAAAGCTTCAGCAGCAAGGCGAAAATCGTTTAAGGCAAGGCATTCAGATAACATATCTAAAGGTAAAATGAGTGCAGCTTATTGGGCTAACAAAACTAAATGGTAATTTTATGGCAACAAAGAAAAAAGGATTATACGCAAACATTCACGCTAAACGGCAACGTATTAAGGCTGGTAGCGGAGAAAAGATGAGAAAACCGGGCGCAAAAGGCGCACCAACAGCTAAAGCATTTAAACAGTCTGCTAAGACTGCTAAAAAAAGAAAGTAACATTATGCCACAAGGAAAAGGAACATACGGAAGTAAAGTGGGTCGTCCACCGAAAAAAGGAAACAAAAAACCTAGTAGTAAAAAATCTGCTATAAAGAAAAAGAAATATTAATATGAGCAATACTTATAAGCTGGTTCGTTTTGAACCACGTTGTTTAAGCGACAACCAAGATTGCTGTTGCGAATTGGTAATCGGCCTCACCGGAGAAGATGGTGAAGGTAATTCTGCATACATTGATGGAATCTGGAAACCAGAAGAAGGCACAATGCTAATGCTTAACGATTTAACTTCTGAAAAATCTTCAGAAATAGTTAATCAGTTTGCTGCCGATAATAATTGGTGGAGTAGTTTGGATTCACAAATAGAAGCTCAGAAAGCTCAACCCGTGAATGCGGAAAACTTTGAAGCACCAGTAGTAACTTTGGATACAACAATAGAACCAACGGTAGTTGAAAATCCTGATTTACCAGAGCCAACTCCAGAACCTATTGAAGAAGAGGAAGAAGAAACAGAAGATACTGAAGACACAGAATAGTATGGTAGATAAACCTAAAGAATTCTTAGATGCTTGCAACGGTAACAAAGACGCGGTTCGTTTTTGCGACGTGTTTGTTGACCATTGTCATGTGTTAGACGACATTATTGATGAAGATAATCCAGTAACCGACGAAACGTTAATTAAGTCTCAACTGGATATGATGTTAGAACTGACACTAAATCCATTTTTTGTAGCAAATAAAAGCTACTTAATGCCGCTCATTGTGCAATCATTCAATGCGTGGCTGGATTCAAATGATTGGGAAGATCATGCAGACGAAAGATTTCAGAGAGGCGCAGACGTGTTAAAAGGTTTTTATCACGAAGTTGTCTATGGGGTTATTTATTTATGTAGCGGATTTGAAGGGTTGCGAAAAGCAACTAAAGAAAACCGTGAATACGATTTTGATTTTAAAGAGAAAGATTAAACATGGGATGTTGTAAAAAGAAAAAAGTAAAAACGCAAAAGCAAGATTACGCGCAACAGATAACAGACATTACAAGAGCGCAAGTTAAACTGCGACCTGAGTTGTATGAAGCTGAAAGCGAATGGCGACCAAAAGAAACTCAGTTAGACATCGACATTGCAAAGATGTCTACGCCGCAACTTTTGGACATATATGATACTGCTCAATCAAGACTAGCGGGCATGGATCGGAGAACCCAACGAGAACAACGTGAGGCGGATATTTCTGCTATTGAAGAATTTGGAGGTCGTGCTAAATCTGCAATTGACGCTGCAAATCCAGAACAAGCAGCATTACTATCATCACTCAATCAACAAGCTCAAGACGATCTTGCAATGGGTGGAGATTTAAGTAGTTGGGAACGCCGAGAACTTCAACAATCAGCCCGCGCTGGACAAGCAGCAAGAGGTATGGGGTACGGAGTGAATGATGCGGCTATTGAAAGTTTAGCGCAAATGCAAGGTGCAAATGCAAGAAGACAACAAAGACAAGGGTTTGCTCAGTCAATGGTGCAATTAAATAAAGCAACTCAAGCCGATCCGTTTATGGCAATTCTTGGACGACCTAGTAATGTAAGTCCAGCTATGGCTGGCGGGGTGGTTGGTCAAGCTAGAGGATTCAATCCCGGTGCAACTTTTAATCCAGAGAGTGGTTTTGCTCAAGCATTATACACTAACAATCAACGTTCACAATTAGCTGCAAGTCAAGCGAACGCAGCTAACTCTGCGGCAAGATTTGGTGCGGTGATGGGAGGACTTGGCGCATTAGGCGGAGGCATTTTAAGTAGACCTAGTTAAAAATTAACACATCAAATTAAAGAAACAAAACAATGGCAAATTATTTTAGAGGAGGAGGAAACGTAGGGAGTGTAGTCCCACAAGGATTTTTAGCGTCTGTTAATGCGGCAAATCAGAACATGATGCGTGGCGTTAATCAATTTGCTGAAGGTATTTCTGAAGGCATTGAAAAGTATCGTAAAAATAAAGAAAAACGAGAAATTCTAACTGAAAAAGGCGAATGGGTTGCAGAACGAAAAATGGAAGACCTTGCAAATTGGGTTGATGCAGATCCACAACGAATGGACACTAAAGAGTACGAAGAAAAACTCAAAGATGTTCAAAAATTTAATGAAGGAATTGCGGATATGCCTTTAGGAAAATTAGAATCTGCAATTTCTAATTACGCTTTAGATATAGAAATTGATGAGCGAAGACAAAGCCGACTAGACACAGAAAACTATCGAAATAAAACTCTCGAACAAACAAACGAAAGAATTAATTTAGCAGAACGAGAACTTTCAAATACGGAAACTCAAAAAAAGGAACAAAAAGAACAAGAAGACGCTTTTGTAGAAGGAATGGGACGACTTAGCGGAGTTCCAACTACTGTCACAGAAGAGGTTCCCGGTTTCAATGCTTTGCTCCCAAGCACATGGTTAGAAAAATCACCTAACGCTACTGCTGATGCTAGTGCAAAACCGGCGTATAAGTGGATACCCCCAACAACGAAAGAACGAACTTTAACTCCACAAGAACGATACGCAAAAATACAAGAGATAGAGCAAACGTTTGGCCCTAAAATGGGAGCCGAACTATTGAGTAAATTTAGAAATGTTTCGACTCAATATGATCCAAACGCACCATCTCCAATTCGTGAAACAGAAGGAAAAAGTGGTCAAGAATACTATTACAATATTCAATCTAAAGCATCTGGATTAGTGCCAAACAAAAACGCCATATCTTCCACAGAACGTGCCGGTCTGCAAAGGATAGCCGCTAATAAAGAAAGAGACGCGAGAAAAGAACAGGCTAAAGCTAAAGAAAACCTTGGTAACGCAATAGATGAATTAGTAGCATTGAAAGAAGACTCAGTTCCAGAAGAAGGTAAGATTAAAGCGGCAGAAAAGAAAGTGGCGCGACTTCGTGCTGCATTGGACGAAATAACTGATCTTGGTGTATTCCGACCCCTTGAAGATGCTTTTGTTAAATAACAATTACAAAAAGAAAAATACATAATGCCAGATATTTTAATTGAAGGAATTGGCAAAGCGTCTTTTCCAGACACAATGGGTCGTGAAGAAATTGCTGAAGTTATTCGTAGAAAATTTGCCCCACAGATTGAAGCACTAAAAGAAGAACAGCGTAGAGAAGAATTTGAAATTGCCCAAGAAAAAGCACAGAAAGAAGCAGACGAACAAGGGTTTGTTACAAGTTTTTTACAAGGGATTGGCCAAGCAAAAGATGATTTTTTACTTGGTAAAACTTTATTAGATTTACAACCCTACGAAGCAAAAGACCTTTTAGAAAAAGAATATCAAAAATGGAAAAAAACTCCTCAAGCAGAAGAAGCAAGTTTGTTAAGCTCTAGGGGTTTTGGAAAAGCTTTAGGTGAAGCTGGAGTAACTATTGTCCCAACAATAGGTGCGGGACTTGGAGCGGGCGCAGTGTCCACTCCGTTAGGTGGGTTAATTACCGCTGGAGCTACTGCGTCTGGAATTCAAGCAACTTCTTCAAAGGGCGCAACTTTTAAAAACGATTACATTAATTTAAGACACCAGCAAGATATGGCTGGAAAACCAAATTTAGATGCCGCTTTTGAAACTGCAAGAGACACCTCTAACAAAGCCGCTATGATTGCAGGAGGCGTAGCAATTGCATCAACGGCTGTCCCGGTGGGGAAATTAATTCCAGTAGGTTCTAGTATTAGTGGAACAGTAGCAAAAAAAGTTGGTGCGGAAATAGCATTTGATTCTAGCCTTGGCGCAATGGAGTCTGTGGCAAGCGACGTGTACGCAGAAAGCCAAGGTGTTGACAGAGGAGATATTTTAGAAAACGCACTTCGTAGTGCTGCGGCTGAAGGTTTAATAGGTGGGCCGTTTTCTGCTGTACGAGGACGAGCATACTTTAAAGAAACATATAAGCAAAAAGCAGATGAGTTTGTAAAAGATCGTTTAGCTCCACCAACTCAATTAGCTTTACCCGCTCCACCAGAAAGACTTGCACTCCCGGCTCCAGACAGTCCCGCTGCGTTGTTAACTGGCCCTAGTTTAACTGATCCTGACACATGGCAATCTTCCCGCAGTTTTCCTGACGTAGCAGAAGTTCCTCCTATGATTGTTGACGGGCCTATTATTGACGTAAAAACTGGAAGGCTAATTGACCCATTGGATGCTCCAAACGCACCAACAGCGTTATTAGATAGCCGTGGTAATGTCATTGATTTTGGAGATCAAAATGATGCTGGTAGGCAAGCTGCGAAAGATGTAGAAATTCAAATTAAAAACAAATTAAGAGAAGAAGCTTTTGAAACCGATGAACGTATTGCAAACAAACGGACTGAGCAAGAAGATGGGAAATTAGGGTTTCAAAGAACAGCAAAAGATTTTGAAGATGTAAAACCGCGTGATCCAGACGTAGATGCGCCAACTCCAAAAACTGAACGAGAACTAACGCCTACATCAAAAACAAAAGCTCCCACAACACGAAGCTATCAAGAAGGCGTTGAAGCAATATTTAAAAGCGATGTTGCTGAACAAACAACAGAAACCACTCAAGCAAAAGAAACAGACTCTTTTCGAGAAGGTTACGATGAGATTTTTAGAAAAGAAGAAACTCAAAAAACAGAAGAAACTACTGAGACTAGAACTGAAGAATCTACAATTCCAGAATCAGAATCTAAAATTAGTGAAGGAGAACAATTACTTTTAGATCATAAAAAAATAATGAACGAGCTAGGTAGTCGAGTAGGTTCTGGAGTTGATCCAATCGCTGCTGGAAAAGCCGTTTATAGTCTTTATAAAATGGCAGCATACTGGAGTAAACAAAATGTTAAATCTGCATTTGAATTTGCAAAAAGAGTAGGCGTAAAACTAACTAACGGCATTCGTGAAATTTGGAATGACACTATTAAAGGAATAGTTCGCACTCCTTCAGAATTTTCTAAAGACATAATTGATTCAGTTGCTAAAGAAAGTGAGAAGACTAGAAAAACAGAATCTAAAAAAACATTTGGACAATTGGTTGATGAAAAAATATTTGCAGCAAGAGCAAAATTCAACCTTCAAGACCCAGACTCAAACGCAAATAAAGCTATTCGGAAATTAGTAGATAGATTTGTAGATTTAAAAATGCTTCAAGATGCTATTGCGGCTGGAAAAAAGATCCCAGACACAATGAATGCGTATCTGCGAATGGAACATCTTCAAGATCGTGTAGGGTTTTTGAAAAAAGAATTAGACGAGACTGAACTTGAACCGTTTTTAAGTGAAATGCAACGTCTTGGAATCAGTAATGAAGATTTGCACGATTATCTTCATGCTCGTCATGCGCCAGAAGCAAACAAAAGATACGCTGACATTAACGAAGCTATGCCAGATGGTGGGAGTGGTATGACCAACAAAAAGGCAAGGGAGGTTCTGGCGAAATTTGAAACCGATGGAAAAACAAAAAATCTTCAACAACTAGAAGTTCGCATTCGTAAACTACTCCAATCACAAATAGACATGGAACTTGAAGGAGGGTTAATTGACAAAGCTAATCACGAAAGATTGTCTACTTTTTATAAAAACTATGTTCCATTAAATCGGGAAGGCACACGGTCTGATCATCTTGAAAGTGGTAATCGAGTTTTCCGTGGACATCGTAAACGAAAAGGAAGCGATAAGAAAGTAGTAGACATTCTTTCAAACATTTTCCATCAACACTACAACACAATTGAACAAGTTGAACGTAACCGCGTTATGGCTTCGCTTGAACAATTAGTTACAAAATTTAAAAACAATGTGGTAGCTCCAGCTAAACCAAAAATGCGTCCGCAGTTTAATAACGAAGGACAAGTGGTTAGCCAAGTTGACCCACGTTGGAAAGATGACCCTGAGTTAGTTTCGTATTTCATTGCTGGGCAAGAGCGATATCTTCGTGTAACAAATCCACATCTTGCAAGAAATTTAAACAACGTTGGTTTTGGTTCATTAAACAAGCTAGTTCAATGGATGGGGGCTGGAAATAGATTTCTTGCTTTAATCAACACTCAGCTTGCCCCAAGTTTTGTAATACCAAACTTTTTACGAGATTTGCAAACAGCGCAAATAAATCTCACTGCTTCAGACGCAGAAGGGTTAAGACAGAATGTGTTGAAAGGGATTCGCCCAGCATTTAAAGCCGCGTGGAAAGCTGAAGTAGGGGCAAAAGGAAAAAAAGCATACGAAGGTGAGTACGGAGAATATTACAAAGAGTTTACCGAAATAGGTGGAAAAATTGAATTCTTTGGACTTAACGAAGTTAAAAAAATAAAAGGTAAAATCAACTCTACGCTATCTAAAAACAAAACAGTTAACGCTTTGAAATTTTTAAGAGAAAAGGCTGGAGACATTAATGCTTCTGTTGAAAACACTATGCGGTTATCTGTGTACGCTAACGCTAGAAAAGCTGGCATGACAAAGTTACAAGCCTCTAGTTTAGCAAAAAACATTACTGTAAACTTTTCCAGAAAAGGTGAAATGTCTAGTGCATTAAATAGTTGGTTTTTGTTTTTTAACGCTGGGGTGCAAGGCACATACCGTATGGCTCAAGCTCTTGAAAATAAAAAAGTACGGAAAGCTACAGCGGGAATTGCAGCTTTCGCTGTGGCTCAAGATTTTGTAAACAACATCATATCTGACGAAGATGAAGACGGTGAATCTTTTTATAAAAAAATTCCAGAACACGTTAGAGAACGCAACATGATCGTTATGAGTCCTTTTGATGGTGAAGAATATCTTACAATTCCAATGCCGTATGGGTTTAACGTTTTTCACTACGCTGGGACTAATCTATCAAGAATGTTGCGAGGAGAAATATCTAGTTGGGATACGCTATCACACACAACAAGTTCTACTTTAAATGCGTTCAATCCAATTGGGGGTGCAAGCGATTTGTTTTCGGGGCCGGGAATACTGCGAGCCGCTACTCCAGATGTGTTAGACCCATTCACTGCGGTAGTTACTAATAAGGATTGGAAAGACGCACCTATTCGACCAGATGAAAACCCATACGACAGATACAAAAAGCCAGATTCACAATCCTATTTTGGTAATGTGTCTGAGATATCAAAAACAGTTGCTTCAACTTTAAACTCTTTAACCGGAGGTACAGAAGTTAAAGCTGGATTGGTTGACGTTAGTCCAGAAACTTTTGACTATGTAATGAATCATTTGTTTGGATCAATGGGTAAAGACGCGCTTCGACCTTTCACCCAAGACGGGGCAAAAAGCATTCCGGTATTAAATCGTTTTGTAGGTGGACAAACTATTTATTACGATCAAGAAAACTATTACAAATTGAGAGGTGAAGCATACCAAGCAGATGATCAGATAAAGCAATATCGGATTAACGGTGAAGTTAAGAAATTACAAAATTATGTGAAAGAAGCATTGCCTCTTCGTAGAATTTTGCCGCGCATTAAAGAAACTGATAAACGAATTAAAACCTTAACTCAAAGAATGAAAGTGATAGAGGCAAGTTCTAAATTGTCAGAAGACGAAAAAGAAATACGACTTGAAGCATTGAAAGAAGCCAAAATTAAACTAATGAAGCTTACTAGAAAACGTTTTTTGATGCTTTCTGAAAATGAATAGTGGATCGTTCAATGATCATAGGGGCAGTCGGGGAACGACTAGTCGAGGCCGAATTATTAAAACAAGGTTTTTTAGTAGCGCGTCCAAGTATTGATATTGATGGGTGCGATTTGTTAGCTGGAGTTGATCACAACTACTATCATCGTATTCAAATAAAAACTTCCAAACTTCCAGCATTGATCGACGGCAGACCGACTGGGTATAGATTTACCAATTTTACTAGTCGTGCTGCCGATTTTTGCATATTCGTTTGTCTACTCCACCCCGCATTTTACATAATGCCGATGAGTAAGGTCGGGTCTGGAGTTCGATTTTCTGGAGATGGGAGTGGCCAATCTAAACATGAAAAATATTTTTCAGCGTGGCACATTTTGAAAGAAAATTGTTTTGAAAATAATTTAGAAAAAAATCCTAAAAATAACTTGTAAAGCATTTAAGACTAGCCTAAGTTTGGGTTGGTCGATGACACAACAACACACAATAACAATAAAACTGGACACTGAGGATCGCGAACAAGCGAAACAAAAAGCTCGCGATATGGGACTGCGACTCAGTGAGGTATATAAACAAGCTCTCCAGCGGGGTTTGAAAAATTTAAAACAAGTTCAGAGCATTGAGCAGTTAAACGAAGTCTAAAATTATGAGTTCCCCACTTATTAAATGGCAAAGAGCGTTTTGGAAAAACGATTCGAGATCATGTGGGCTGAATTGGAAGGCCCGCCTCTTGTTGAGGAACACAAATTCCACCCAACAAGAAAATGGAGATTCGATTTTGTCCACATGGAGACGAAAACAGCAATTGAATTGGAGGGAGGCGTTGGAAAACACTCACGACACACCTCCACGTCTGGGTATATCAAGGATTGCGAAAAATATAACACTGCAACGGCCCTCGGACATCACGTTTTCAGATTGCCGGGGTACTGGCTCAAATTTGACAAATTGATAGAAATTAAGGAATTCATAGAATGCCAGATGAACACGCAAAACACTCCCCGTCGCAATTAAAATACAAGAGTAAATGTTCTCAATGGAAGAATGACGACAGTGGGCCAACTCAAGCCGCTGATGAGGGTACATTTTTACACGCTATTATGGAAAAATGGGCGTTGATGGTAAAGGCAAACGAGGACAAATGAACGACACAGCGATACCTGATAATTTATCATTTGAACACGAAACTCTTTTGGGGTTTTGCATGGGCCATAATGAAACCTATTTGCGACAAGCTGACGAGGTTCAAGTTGAGATGCAATTGACCATTCCCGAAGTCACATGGGGAACGTGTGATTTGGTTTTACGGTTTGGTAAACGATTAATTTTAATTGATTACAAATTTGGCAAATGGAAGGTGGATGATCCAGCGGAGAACTATCAAGCTCGCGCCTATGTGTTGGGTGCATTCCACGCCTTTCCAGACTGCGAAACTTGTGAATTTATTTTTTTAACTCCACGGTTAAAACTGGTGCAAAAACACACTTTTACTAGAGAGGAAGCGTTGTCGTGGACGGACGAATTTAGAAGCATTGTCAAAAATGCAGACGACCCCAACGCACCGTTTAAACCAGATAGTGAGAACTGTCTGTTTTGCGGTAATAAAGTTCAGTGTCCCGAATTACAAAAACGAGCCATGCAAATTGCAAACGATAACGACGGGCTGATGCTACCTGAGTCAGCGAAAACCACAGATTTAACGAGTCCCGCACAAATTAAACGTGCGCTAGACGTAGCCTCAATTGTTGAAAGGTGGGCAAAAAACGTGCGGTCAGCAGCACTGGAGCGTGTACTATCTGGTGAGGAAATACCGGGATACGAATTAAAGGAAACACGGGGAAACAGGAAAATCAAGGATGTGACCTCAACGTGGGGTGCGTTGAAAAACGAAATGGGGCAAGAAGATTTTTTAGAGGCTTGTTCAATATCAATTGGTGCGTTGGAAAAGGCGTTAAAAGCTCAAGCACCGCGAGGCAAGAAGGCAGAATTTACTGCGTCGGCTTTAGAAGTTCTAGATGGACTAGGACTGGTTGAACGCGGTAGTGACAAAATATATTTGTCAAAATCACGAAAATAGAAAATAGGAAATAGAAAACTGTGAGTAAAAAATCACTAAAGAAAAATGAAGACAGCACTACTGAAGTTGCTGTGGCGCAGCCAGCGGTGTCTGGTTTAACAGGAGTAATTGAGCAGTCGGATTTGGTAATTCCAAGTTTGAAAATCGCTCAAAAAACAGGCGAATTAGGAGAGTTGTTTATGCCCGGTTCACTGGTATTGAACAACGAGTATTGTTTGTATGGTGCGCGGTCAGACGAACCAGAAAAACGTACAGATGCGCCTGTCTGGATCACTGTCACTGGTGCAAGGAAATCGTACTACGAAAATCTGCCGTATGGTTCAGATACCATGCCGCAAACCGCAGAAACACTGGATGAGGTGTATGAAAAAGGCGGCTCGTTGGATTGGGGGCCAAACAACCAAAGGCCAAGTTGGAACCCACAGTTAACGTGTACTTTGTTAATTAAGGGAGAGGACGAGGCCTTGTTTCCCTTTGAATACGAAGGCGATAACTACACGCCAGCACAATGGACGATTGCATCAATTAGTGCGTACACAGCGGCGGCTAAACCCATCCTTACAGCGGCGGCGTTTAATTTAAAGGCTGGACTGGAATTCGGTAGTTGGGAGTTGACTACCAAATTGAAAAAAGACACGAACAAGTCGTGGATTGTTCCAGTTTTAAAAACTGGGCCAAAAAATGATGAGGCGTTCGTAAAATGGGTGCGAGAATTGACTCGTTAAACAGGGGAACATAATGGGTCAGGGCGACGGTGGGGTTTACATATTTGTCCACTGTCGCCCAACCTAACTTAAAAATAAAATGCAATTAGAACTATTTACAGAAATCGACGGCGAGTATGTGTACTGGCAATGATCGCAATAGATTTTGAAACATACTACGACGCGGATTGCACCGTAAAAGGTCTTGGGCCTGACGCATATTCACGACATCCACAATTTGATCCGTACATGGTCAGTATTTATGGAGACGGGTTTGACTATGTTGGCCCGACTCAAGACGCACCGTGGTGTGATCTGCCCGTAGAACCTAAGTTGGTGGCTCATAATGCGGCATTTGACTCAGTTTGTTTTCAAGCCGCACAACGAATGGGTATGATACCCGGCGATTTAGCTCCAGTGTGGAGTTGTTCGGCCAATCTTGCTGTTTATATTCAGTGTCCCAGAAACCTAAAAGGGTTTGCTGAACAAATGTTAGGGGTTAAACCTGACAAAACAGTACGAGATAATATGAAGGGTAAGTTACCGAAAGACCTCGATGACACGCAGTTAACGTCTCTTATTGAGTATGCCCGAATGGACTCTGTTTTATGTAACAAATTGTGGGAGACTTACGAAAAACATTGGCCATACCACGAACAAGTTATTGCTAGGCACACAATGACTAGTGGTCAGAAAGGTGTTCACATTGACCAAGATTTATTGACGAGGGGGTTGGAGCAACTCTACGAAGTTAAGGAAAAAAGCGCAAAGCTTGTCCCGTGGGTCGGGGATGACGAGCCAGTGAATTCACTGAAGCAACTCAGAATCTTTTGCGCCAAGGAAGGAATTCCAGCCCCCTCATCAACAAATCAAACTGATCCGGCTTGCGCTGAATGGGAGTCCCAGTATGGGAAAAAGTATCCTGTCGTTGGTGCATTGAGAGACTGGCGCAAATCAAACCGTCTGTTGCGGATATTTGAAACCGTACAAACTCGTTTACGAGAAGATGGATCATTGCCTTTTGGGTTAAAATACTTCGGTGCAGCTTTAACAGGACGTTGGAGCGGTGACACTGGACTAAATATGCAGAACCTCCCACGCGGTGAGAGTTTTGGCATTGATACGCGCAGTTTATTTGTACCAAGACCGGGTAAAAAATTTATAATTTGCGACTTAGCTCAAATTGAACCCCGTTGTTTAGCATGGTTGGTGAATGATACTGCGTTATTGGACATTGTTAAAAGTGGTAAAGACATCTATACGGCCCATGCTATGGCAACTATGGGGGCTAAACGGGTCAGCAAATCAATGCGCCAGTTGGCAAAAATCCGTGTATTGGGCCTTGGATATGGGTGCGGTCACAAAAAATTTAAAGAAATCGCCGCTGGTTGGGGCATCCCATTAACCTCCAGTGAGGCACAACACACTGTTTCTGAGTATCGTAGGACAAATCCGAAAGTCGTTTGGTTCTGGAAGAATTGCGAGAAGGACATGGCCAATGACCACGGTGAGCATCATTTTTTAGAGCTACCTAGTGGGCGAACAATCTCCTATTTCAACGTAGACAGAGATCGTGGGCAGATGGTTGCCTCGATCACTCGCGGAGAGAATCCTCGTTATTGGTACGGTGGAAAAATCTGTGAGAACATTGTTCAAGCCACGGCCCGCGAAGTATTTGCCGAATGCTATTACAATATCATTAGAGCGGGGTATGAAGTGTTGTGGACTGTCCATGATGAGCTTATAGTAGAGGTTGATCAGAACGACATTGACTCTATTAAGGACATCGAGGCTATGATGAGCCGCACTCCAGAATGGCTTAAAGGATGTCCGATTGCAGCGGAGGCACATGAGACTGACAAGTATATGAAATAAATTTATGACAGACAGATTAATAACTATGGGATCGAGAGCTAATTTGGTTCAGACAAGTCTTGCTGGGCATCAAAGCTCTGAACGACTTTCATCGCATGAAATGAGTCAGCAAATAAGCAAAAAGATAAAGGAGAATATCTTGTCGGGTCGTTTTTATCCTGAGACTCCCGCTGAGAGAAAAATGTTGGAGGAGCATCTAGCAAACAAAAAATAAAATTTTAGCCCCGGCGTTTTCAAACCCACGTCTCCCGTGGTCATCATCTGGTACAAACCCGTCGGGGCTATCTCTTTGTCTAAATAAAATGGATACTCACAATACCCCATGTCCCGAATGTGACTTGATAGACTGTGTTTGCGACATAATTGGCACGATGGGCATCGTCGGGCTGACTGGAAAAAAACGCAGCGGTAAAGACACAGTGTTTCAGTTTATGGAAACACCGGGAACTGTTCGAGCCGCGTTCGCGGACAACCTAAAACGAGAGATTGCAAAAATCACTGGCCTCTCGGTTGCGGAAGTTGAACATAATAAAGAATCTCTGAGGTTGTTACTCCAAGCGTGGGGCGCAGATTTTAGGAGACAGTTTTATGGAGAAGATTATTGGGTTAAAGCTATGGAGGCTGACCTATTTAAATTAGAAGTGGCGGGTAACCAGTGGGCGATTGTCACGGATGTTAGATTTCCAAATGAGGCGCAGTTCTTGAAAGACGTTGGAGGAACCATTGTTCGTGTCCAACGTGACACTGACACAATCGACTCTCACTCTAGTGAAACTGCTATGGACGAGTATGAGGTGGACTATACCATCAATAACAATGGAACACTGGACGATTTAAAAAATGAAGTTGAGAAATTAAAACAATGGCTGAACGACCTATAAAACACTCAATGGTTGCCAAAGCGCGACTCCAACGTCGGGCCAAAGAAATTGCAAACGGCAAAGGAAAACTAATGATGCTGCGCCCTAATCTACCTAAACTAGCACTCTTGTATTTTGCAAGACACGCATCTCCAGAACAACTGGAAGAAGTGATTCGGGCTGCGGAGAAAGACTTAAACCCCAGACTTCAACGAACCTACATGGGCGAAGTTGAACAAGACATATTTTTAACATGAGCGAAATACTAATTCCCAAAATCAAAGACTGCCCACCAAATGGGACGGGCGTACACAAATGGATCTTCCATGCGTGTTGTAAACTGAACGAGGCTGGCTTCCCGCCTGACGAAATTGAAATCTATTGTGCAAAACACGCAACTAGACCACTCCAACCGGGAGAAGTTATTAATGCGCTTAAAAGCATTGGTAGAGGTGGCTTGGTTAGTCGCCCGATGTGGAGGAAACCAAATGAATATGCCATTGAATCCGTGATTAATGAAAATGGAACACTGGACGATTTAAAAAATGGCTCACCAGAACAATGTTCAAGCGCGAATGAAGCACTGGAAGCATTATTTATAGGCGATCCGTTGTTATGTTGTGGATTAGACTCTGGAAATTTTGCTACAAAGCCACGATCTGAATGGAACAACCTACCTCAACTCCAGTTTATTGTACCTAGCCCGATGACTGAAAAATTTGGAGAGACACAGGCGGGAAAACGTTCTCAACATACACTCCAAAACACTGGGCCAAGGATGTATCAGGTTGTGGAGTTTGATAATGGGACGCACGACACTCACGCTGGGGTTTTATTTCATCTAGCTAAACACATGACTCTACGTTGTGCTGTGATGAGTGGTGGCAAGTCGATTCATGGTTGGTTCGATGTTCAAGGCATCAGTGAAGATGCTCAAAAAGATTTTTTTCAAGTTGCTTGTCAATTAGGCGCAGATCCAGCGACATGGACGCGCTCCCAATTTGTTCGTATGCCAAACGGTCGTCGCTCTAACGGTAAAATCCAAGAAATAATTTACTTCAACCCTTCTAATGCTCCCTTTTGAAATACACTACCACGCTGGCTCCGCTAAATTCTACATGAAAGATAATCGCGGAGTGTTTCAGTCGCTCAGTCCAGATGAGACAAAACGACAACTAAAATTGTACGGAATCGACGGGACAAAACAACAGGGTTCAATAATGAGTGAGGTTGAGCGCGTCATGGCTATCACGGTTCGTGAATCGTCGTGTGAGTACGCTGGCCCACTGGCGGGTCACACTGTCGGTTTGGAAATGTTTAAAAATAACCGCATTTTGGTCACGAATAATCCAATGATTATTGAGGGTGTTGCGAAACCGTTTCCAATGATCCAGCAAATACTGGAAGAATTGTTTATGGCCGGGACTACTGATCAATTGCACTATGTTTTTGGTTGGTTACACATGGCTCGTTTAATGATGAACGCTGGCAAAACGATGCCGGGACAAGCATTGGTCATGGCTGGCCCACGGAACTGTGGCAAAAATTTGTTCCAAGACTTAATTACGGAAATGTTGGGAGGCAGATTGGCTCGTCCGTACCGCTATATCACTGGTAAGACTGAGTTTAATAGTGACTTGTTCCAAGCCGAGCATTTAATGATCGCTGATGAGTCTGCCCACGCTGATATTACGTCAAGACGCACGTTTGGGACTAAGATTAAAGATTTTACAGTTAACCAGTTCCAGCAATGGCACGGTAAACACAAGGATGCGCTGATGTTAAGTCCGAGTTGGCGACTCACAATCTCTGTGAACGATGAGGCGGAGAATTTAATCATGCTGCCTCCGCTGGATGCGTCGATTGAAGATAAGATCATGCTGTTTAAAGTTGCGCCCGCTACAATGCCGATGGAATGTAATACTCCAGATGGTCGAGATGCTTTTTGGCGAGCGTTGATGGACGAATTGCCGGGATTTATCTTTATGATTGAAAATTACCGCATCCCTAAAGAGCTAACCGACCCTCGATTTGGCATTAAGGCGTATCATCATGCTGAAATCGTTGAAATTTTAGGGGATATGTCTCCAGAGGCGAGGCTTGCAGAGCTAATTGAGGTGATTATTCAGCCTAAGAAGAAGGTTTGGCGCGGTACTTTGCAAGAATTGGAAACCAGATTGCTGGATGACATGACTTATAGAGGTAGGGTTGAAAAATTGTTGAGCCATCCGACGGCTTTGAAAACTTATATGCGGAGGTTGAAGTCGTTAAGACCAGATGCGTACCAGACCCTCAAGAGTAACGGCCAACATCTTTGGCAGATTTCCAGTGGTTGAGAAATTTAAGGAATTCAAAAAGTGCCTCAAGTGCCTCTATTCATACCTTAAACATGGAAATGTGTGTGATATATGTATTATTTATATAGGGGAAGCTCCAGATTGAGGCACTTGAGGCACTTTAGGCACTGGATACGAAAAAACCCCGCCCAAGAAGATTGGACGAGGCTGGAGTTGCGGAAAGTTAAATTAGTCGTTGTCGGTCTGGATGTGCCGCCTCAAAAACACGATGAGTCCTTCCTTATTAGGTTGGACAATGTGTTTTGAAACCCTCCACCCACCTTGAAAATGCGCAGAGTCTCCCCGGTCACGGTATCCCCAGCGAATGTACTCCTTAACTTTAGCCACGTCTTTCTTTGATCTTGCCCAGTCAACTAATGTCCCGGCTTCCTTATCAGACCAAGTGATTTTATAAACAGTCATTCAACTATCCTCCATTTTGGAGTAATCACTCCGGCCTCAACTTGGGCTAGTTTTGAAAAAGCCCGTTTTGATAGGTCGAAATCTCGCCCAGCCACAAAAGGCCCACGGTCTGTAACTGTTACCCGCACTTGATTTGGCCCATGTTTAAACAATATTTTAGTCCCAAACGGCAACGATTTATGCGCCACCGTTAGTGCATCTGGATTGAATGGTTTTCCATTGGCCATGAGTTTATTGCGGTAGCGTTCGCCGTAGTAGCTACACACGCCTTTTTTCCATGTAGCAGGGGGTTTGATACCCCCCGCCACTAGAAACGCGCTCACGGCTAAGATTGAAGCGGCAAATATGGGTTTCATTTTGCGAAAGTTAGTTTGATTGGTTTCTCTGTTTCAGCGTCCCAAGCGTTAACTATTAATTCGCCTGTGCTGTCATCTATATAAACGGTTTTGCCGTTGATTGTGATATAAACTACTTCTTCTGTTTTCTTTTCTATTTTCATACTGCTTCCTCCTTCATCTGCTTACATAACTCGCCTTCTTCTTTGCCGCTCGCAAACCCTTGAAGCTCAGTTTCAAAACCAAAGCTGTCCGCGCCTCCTTGAATATTGTTTGACCAAGCATCCCAATCATTCAAAGCATCCGCTCTTGTTTCTGAGCCGTATGTTTCTTTAAACCCGTCAATGAAATCTTCACGAACCTCTTCGTACCAGTGATTGTAAATAACTTTTTTTAATTCAATTAGAAGCTTAATGCCTTGATGACCTTGCGTGTTATTATTTTTAACGTGTTTAAGTATTTCCTCCTTAGTCCACACTCCAAAACTGCTATAATCTCGGCCCGCTCTGTCGATTGCATCTCCTAAATCTCGGCTACTTTGGTCATAATCGTCGTCAACCCAATGTTGTAAAAGACTATCGACAATCTCGTCTTCGTTATCTAATACGTGGGAAACAATTGGTCTGCCTCGATGAGGAATTGCTACTATTACTGATTCGTTTTTCATATTATTTTTGATTAATGCTTGTAGAAAAATCTTCTGCGTTTTCTTGGTACCACTCACACGCCTTGTCTGATAAATATTGATAAATAGCCGCCGCTTTCCAGCCACACGGCCAACCCTCGTCTTTCTTAGCTTCTGCCCCAAAACAATTCTCGAAAGCTTCTTCGCACAAATGCCCGTGTAAGTAAAAAATTGTGTCTATTTCGTGAGTGTAAATGGGCGTGTTTCCGTCAATTATTTCGTGAAATCGTCCGTCGTAATCCAAGTCATTGTGAAGGCAGGGCGTTTCTGCTGGTTCACTTATGTCTGATTCTGGATTGTTTTGGAGCCATTCCAGCAATAATTCTTTTGTGCCTTCAATACATTGATCAACGGTGTCTTGAAGTGTGTCATTTATTTCTATTGTTTTTAGCATATTTCTACTGTATTAAGTCAATTGCACATTAGTAACAATTGCACCGTGTATCCCGTGGGACACACGCCGCAAGCGTTAATCGATGCCATCAATATTCCGCATTAGTGTAAGGGGTCAAAAGGGCCGTGCGTCCCTCGTTTGTGCGGGCCATGAAAGCTTTTAACTTTTGGGAATAGCGCGTAATTATTTCCCAATCGTGATTCCCGGTTTTAAATAATTCGGCCAAGTGGCACGTTGGGTTTTGCGCGTAGCCAATGCCAGTTTCCTCATTTTCTGAAATAGCTTCCCCGGCCAAGTCGGTAGCATACCAACCAAGCGTCCAGTCGAGGAAATAACCGTCTGCTAAACTGTCAACCGGGCCAAATAGCTCAACGTTGCCGTAGTTGCCGCGTGGATCGCCGCCCAAATGGCGTTGAACTGCTACATATACATCATTACTGTAGTACCACTCACCACATGACGTGTCTTCCGACGGTGAAAACACACAAAACAAAAAGTCACCGTCAAAATCGTTTTCGTCATTGTAAGTGTTTATCAACTTCGACGTAGTGTACTCGCACCCCGTCAATGTCTCAATTTCCGCCTTTATACGCGGCTCGTTATTAGATAGCCATTCATTGCCGGTGTTGATTTTGTCCAATAATTGGTCAATGGCTTCATTTTGCACCGATTCTCCGAGTGTGGATTTAAGCCACGCTTCGCGGTCAATAGTGCAATACTCGTAGTTTTTTTCGTCAATGTTTATCATTTTAAAAAAGTCTTTCACCACTAATAGTTGGAGATAAAAAATAGAGAGCCACCATTAACGCAATAGCCCCATAGACTAAAGAGGTGGCAATTATTAGACCGATTGTAGTCAGTGGTCTTTTACCCAAAACCACTTGAATTAATTTTTTCATATTTTAAAGAGCGTAATCGCTCCCCTATACCCTTCGCAGAGGGCAATGGGGAAAGATTAGTTAGAATTTTATATCTTTAGCGGGTATCTCTAGTTGCCTCTCTGGATCAACCATAGCCCCTAAAATGTTTTCCGAATCATTCCATTTACTATCATGCAAAGATAAACAGCCGCAAGGCATCAACGTGCCGGTGTCTTTAGTGCCGTATCGGACAAAAACAGGGTTCCCCATTTCAACTTCAAACGTTTCACCATGTGCAACGATAGATTGCTTATTGAATTTGAATATAACAATATGAGTAGATGATTCTGGATGCTGCACCGCGTATAAGCCCGTATTATATAAATATATAGTTTTGTCTTTCATAGAATTTGTCTCCATGCACAAAACTTTAATATGTTTTTAAAAAACGTCAACAATTATTTTTATGATTTTATTTGTGATTTTATTTTGAAAGCTATTCAACCCCTATAAACATTGCACAAAATACGTTTTTTATTTTTGTATTTTTTTCTTTTTTTTCGCTTTTAAAAGGGTAGATTTGGGGGGATTTAGACGGCTATGGCGGGCAATGAAAACAGTGGGAATAGAGGTACCCCAAAGAATAAAACCCCTATTATTAAAGAAAAAGAAATCTTGAGTCATCTAAAAGAAGGGAAGGGTATTCGAGAAACCGCCGCATTGTCCAAAGTAAGCAAAACCACGGTTGAGCGCATCCGATACGAAAACGTCGAGGATTTACCGAAATGGCGCAAAAAAACCGCTGAAAATATGATGCGCGTCCAAACAAAATTACTCGATAAGTTAGAGGATTCAGTCGACGAACTTGAACCAAGCGCAAAAAGCCTTGCCAGTTTATCCATTTCGATAGGGATTATTTCCGATAAACTAAAAGACAATTTGCAAACTGGGCAACAAACCATTGAACATAAGCACATTCATATTAATCATTCCGACGTAAACTTACTACTTGGAGACGTAAAAGCCCCAAATCCTAATAAAACTAGTGAAAAGGTCGAAAACACTAAGGAAAATGAACTTTTCAATTAAATATAATAGGTATTGTGCGAAAAACCCTATGACCTCTAATATTTTTGTTGATCTTAAATCTAATGACAAAGAAGGGGGGAGGGGGTTGGCGTTAAAAAGCCTCGCTGATATTACAATGGGTTTTAGTGTCACAAAATTTTTTACAAAAAGGCCATGAAGGAGACAGATTTAGCTGAATATTTAGGTGTTCCAAAAACGCAACTAGTTAAGTTTCGTAAACAAAACCCCGAATACACATATAAAGAAAACCGCATCATCTATTGGACAGATGGAGGTAAAGCGGCTTTATATATTGAGTTGGGACTGGATCGTCCGAAAGACTACAAACCTAAAAACGTTTTTGCCGTAACCGAACGCTGCTATTTCCCCAATCGTAATTTGATAGAAGCCCGCATGGACGACGGAAAATTAATATTAGTACGAGTAAAAGACTCAAAAATGTACGTCCCAAAAATGAAAATTCCTATAAAGCCGAACGGTAACGGCTGGATAGTCGCAAAGCATCCAAGACAAAGAGGAAAATTGTGAATCAACAAGACCAACTTATAGCATTCCATGATTCATTAACTGATGTCATACAAAGATTTTATGACGAATTTGATTTAGAGTATGTCCAGATGCTCGGAGTAATAGAAGTGATTAAATCGGATATGCTGGCAGATGCTTCTGAGTTTGTGACGTTACCAATACTAAAAGAAGCTTTAGGGCGCATAAACGAACACGACGACGAAGAAGACGAAGAATAGTGGCTTTTACTCCTACCCCACATCCAGTGCTGGTAACTCCTTCAAAAGAAAGGATGCAATTGTTTGCTTCCCGTGGAGAAGAAGGTTTAACCGAATTAGCCAACGCCTTAGAAAAACGAGAAGAACTTATCCGACTGGAGAAAGAAGACCCATACAGATACGGATTTGAACCGCCCCATTGGAAAGATGCAGACGAACTTTGGGAAGGGTGTGGCGAATTATTAATTCAAGGAGGCAACCGCGCTGGAAAAAGTGAATTTGCCGCTAAACGCATCGTGCAAATGATGACGGCTAAGAAAGGCGCGAAAGTTTGGGTACTTGGAATGACCGCGCAATCTAGCATTCGAGATCAGCAACAACTGGTGTATAAGTATATTCCAGCAGAATGGAAAAATATTAAAAAAGGCCGGGTGCAGAATGTTAGTTTTAGCCAGAAAAACGGCTTTACCGAAAACACGTTCATTCTACCAAACGGATCGCAGTGTTGGTTTATGAACTATAGCCAAGAAATGCGTGTTATTGAAGGTGGAGAAGTGGATATGATTTGGTGCGATGAGCTTGTGCCAATTACATGGATTGAAACTTTAAGATTTAGGTTAGTCACAAGAGCTAGTAGCCACGAAAGATCGGGACGACTGTTGATAACGTTTACGCCAGTAGATGGGTACACTCCAACTGTAAAAGAATACGTCTCTGGGGTGCGAATATTAAAAACAAAACCAAGCCCATTGTTATCTGGAATGGTGAACGTGCCGGGATGTCCAATGGGAACAATGCCGTATACGGGACAATGCCGCCGTCCAAACGCAAGAGTTATGTGGTTTTTCACAGATATGAATCCATATAACCCGTATGAAGAAATGACTAAAACTCTTAAAGGGGAAAATAGCATTCAGATTAAATTGCGAGCGTATGGGTATGCAGAAAACCTATCTGGAAATCAATTTCCTAAATTTTGTGAAGCGCACATTCTAAAGGCAGATAAAATACCAAAAGAAGGTACAAACTATTTAGCTGTTGATCCAGCGTGGAATCGCAATTGGTTTTGTCTGTGGGTGCGCGTAGACGATCAAGGGCGTAGATACATATACCGTGAGTGGCCAAATAGAAACGATTTCGGAGAATGGGCAATACCGGGAGAAAAAATAGACGGTGCACCCGGCCCAGCGCAAAGTGTAGGTGCTGGTCGTGGTTTGCCAGAAGTAAAAGAAATAATAGGCGAACTAGAAAAAGACGAAAAACTAGAAGCCAGATATATAGATCCCCGCGCTGGAGCTTCGCAAGCCGCTGGTCGCGAGGGCGGCACAAGCATTATTGATCTGTTAGGTGAAGGAGACGACCCTATGTATTTTGAACAAGCCGCTGGGATATCTATAGCAAACGGATTAACAATAATCAACGACTGGTTGAACTATGACCAGTCAGAACCCGTCACAGCAGTCAATGAACCTAATCTTTATGTCAGTGAAGAATGCGGCAACCTCATATACAGTTTGCAAGAATGGACAGGCAAAGATGGAGAAAAAGGAGCAAGTAAAGACCCCGTGGATACATTACGATATTTAGCAGTTATGGAACCAATTCATGTGACGGATTCAACATTTGCCGCGTCTGGAGGAGGTACATATTGATGAACTTATTTGAACTCCCAATCTTAGTTCGCCCAGAAGAAGCGGCAGGGATTACGGGGTTAAGCCAAAAACAATTGGCAAGATTAGCAAAAGTGAATGCACTAAGACTTTACAGAACGGTGGGAAACCATCGTCGGTATTATAGAGATGATTTAATAAAACATCTAAAAGGAGATAAAAATGGAAACAATTGACAAATTAGCAAGGGCAGCGGACACACCCGATGTGCGAGAACTAGCGGCAGAATATAGCCGCAGTCTCCACGATGGAGAATCGCTAGATAAAGTTTCCGACGTGGATAATGTTAGATACACCCGTTGGGAAGGACAAACAACTGATGGACGAAAGCACAGCGCAGACTTACCAGATGGAAAAGAAGCATTTCCGTGGGAAGGCGCGAGTGACACAAGAATCCCGTTAGCAGATCAAATTATAAACGATGCAGTAGATGTACTTACCACTTCGTTTAGTCGGGCTACTTTAAAAGTAGGAGGAACTGAAATAGGAGATGTTGATTCCGCTGGAGTTGCAAACAACATGATGCGCTGGCAAAGAGACACTAAAATGTACCACACCTTAGATCGAGAATCTGAATTGTTAGCACAATACGGCCAGCAATATGGATGGTCGTGTTTATTTGTAGGATGGGAACAAAAAAGCGCGATTAAAAATCGTAAGATTACAATGCAAGAAGTTGCTGCAATAGCTCAACAATCTGAAGGAGAACTAGCCACGTTAGTAGAAATGGTACTTGATCCAGCGCAAGAAACAGATGTTGCTGAGATATTGCAAGAACAGGCTCCCGGCCTTGGAAAACGCAAAGCTAAAAAAGCAGTGCGTGAACTGCGCGAAACTGGAGAAACTAAAATACCACAAGCATACTTAGCAACTAACCAACCTACTATTGTTGCGCTAAAGCCTTGGGAAGAAATTAGCATTCCACCAGAAACAACAGACCTACAATCAGCAAGAGTTATTTTTCGTCGAGTGTTTATGACTGAAGTAGAGCTAAGAGCTAAAGTTGTAGATGAAGAATGGAACGAAGATTGGGTAGAAGCCGCAGTAAAAACTGCTGGACGATCTACAGAGTTTCACGATTTCAGTCAACAAATCTCAGACATGACTTCTAGCCATGTAGACAGACAAGATAATCTAATCGAAGTAGTATATGCGTACTCTCGTCAATTAGATGAAAACGACATACCGGGTATTTATTACACTATCTTTAGTCCAATGGCTCAAACTGGAGATGGCGGAACAGATATTCACGCAAAACACGAACTACTAGACTATATGCACTGTCGGTATCCATTTGTAGAATACCGAAGAGAAAGACTAAAACGTCGTATTACAGAAAGTCGTGGAGTTCCAGAAATTTGTAGAACGTGGCAAGATGAAATAAAAACTCAACGTGATGCAGTTTACGATTCAACAAGTTTTGAAACACTTCCACCAATAATGGTAAACAAACGACTTGGGCTTGCAAACAAAGTCGGCCCCGCGGTTCAACTCCCAGTTATGAAATCTGGAGATTATGAGTTTATGCGCCCGCCAGCGAGACAACCGTCTACTGCGTTTAATCTTATCGAAACTGTAGAGCGTCAAGCTGATGAATATTTTGGTCGCGCTAATGCGGGAGTGCCGCCAGTGCAAACGCAACTTAAACAACAACGTATGGTCAATAATTGGTTAACGGTGTGGACAGAAGCATACCAACAAATGTTTCAATTGAGTTTGCAATACCTTTCACCAGAAGAAATTTCTCGCATTACTGGAACTGAGATAACTCCAGAATCGGATATGTATCAGTTTGATTTCATATTAAAGTTTGACGTTAGAGAAATGGACACAGATTACGTTAAAGAGAAGCTTTCTTCTATAGCACAATTTGTAGTGCCGCAAGATGTGAGTGGAGTTTTGGATCGAAGCAAACTAATCACAATGATCACTAGAGCAATTAGCCCAGACATTGCAGAAGAACTTGTCATAGACCAAGCCCCAGCTTCACAAAAAATGTACGATGACGTTAAAAGTCAAGTTGGTCAAATGATGCTAGGACTGGAAGCAAACTACACTGAAAACGATCCAGCCGCACAAACAAAACTGCAATATCTACAAGAGATAATGGGTCGAAATCCAAAAGCGCAATCTGCACTGGAAGGAGACGAATTATTTGGGCAACTTGTAGAAGCATATACTAAGAATCTTCAAATGTCCTTGATGCAGCAACAAAATGCTCAAATAGGACGTGTAGGAGTTAGTCAAGTTACATGAACCAAAACCTAACAGCTTTCCAATGGCAGGGAGAAAATCCACTATGGAACGCTATACTGGATAACCTAGATGCGTCTATTGACGTAGAACTAGTAACTGCCGTCAGTCCAGAAACGCAAGGCGAATCTCGCGTACATCAAGCGGGGCGAGCCGACGCACTTCTGGATTTTAAGAATCACTTGGTTGAGTTAAGGGAAGCGGCGATGCTGAAACTTAATTAAGGGAAATAGTGTGAACTCATAGTTAGCCGTCCATCTTGTAGTGAGGTGGGCGGTTTTTTTAAAATCCCATCCAAACTTATCCAAACCTTCCCAAACTAACCCTACAACGTAAAAACATTTTGCAAAAACACGCTTTCGTTCGTATAGAACAGTGCAAAGGTTTTCTGCGTATACCTATAAACGCTGCCAGCCAAACTTGCGGGCTACATAATCAGCATGAGCGATAAGGGAATCGAAGCCGTCAGTGATGCGGCACAAACGGAAGTCACAACAAATATCGGTGAAGCGTTAAATACCGATGGATTAGCCGCCCAACTGGAAATGCTGTTGGACGACAAAAAGGATACTGCTCCTTCCTCAGATGAGGAGAAAGCGGAAAGCGAATTGCCTCCCGATGAAGGTGAGTCGAGTGACTTGCCAGAGGATGAGGTAACTGCTGAAGAAGAAGCTCTTTCTCAGAACGAAGAAGAAACTGCGGAAGCTGAACCGGCTTTAGAAGCAGAAGAATCGTCTGAAACAGACAAAGCCAATAAGGGTTTGTTTAAACGGATTGATAAACTTACTGCAAAAAGGCGAGAAGCTGAAGGCAAGGTTGACGAACTGGAGTCCGAAATTCGGAATTTACGCTCTGAACTCGACGCTAAAGAAGAGTTACCTTCGTTACCACCTATGGATGGAAATCCATACGGTCATTTAAAAACACCTAAAGAGGTTGAACGGGAAATGGATCAAGCCGAAGAAGTGCTTGAGTGGTGCGAAGATAATGTTGATGGCGCAATAGTGAAAAACACTAAAGGAGAAGAAGTTGAGTACAGTGCGGAAGAAATACGGGGCATAAAGAAAAATGCTCGAAGATCATTAAAAAAACATCTTCCGAACCGATTAGATTACTTAAAAGAAGAATCCTCAGTAGCCGATCAAGTGGAGCAAGTTTTTCCATATTGGAAAGACCGCGCTTCTGAAGGGTATCAAGAGGCAATGGAAATCCTTCGTAATCGTCCAGATATTAGAAACCATCCAACGTGGAAAGCTGATGTAAGTATATTTCAATTAGGCTTACAAGCGTACCGTGAAATGGTTGACAACCCGCCACAAAAAGCAGCAGCGAAAAAGGAAGTTAAGAAAGCTCCCGAACAACCCGCTGCACCCGCCGCTGCACCAGCAACAACTGGAGCGACTAAGGCCCGTTCAGTTTCCGCAAGAAAGAACTTTAGTTCTGATAAAAGCGTGAATTCTTTAGCTAGTGTTTTAGAATCAGACTATATTAAATAGTCTATATAGGAAATAATTACAAATGGCACTTCTTTTAGAAAAAGGATATAATTCCGTCCAATCGGGCGGACGTGAGGACTTGTCAGACCTTATTGCGAATGTCGATGCAAAATCCACTGTTTTCACCAGTATGGCGAAAAAAGGGAAAAAACCCGGCAATGCTTTAATGTCTTGGCAGATGGATAGCTACGAAAGCCCCAGCGTAACTGGTTACGTTGATGGCACAGACGTAAGCATGGTAGAAGGCGGAAGCGGAGTTGGCCAAGGCGAATCCGCTTCTCCTAAAAACGCTTTGTTTGTTAACCCGGCTAAAAACCGTGTTTTAGCAAATAATTACGTTCAAATGTTTAGGCGCACTTTCCGCATTTCGAGTCTAGCAAACGAAATTCAAGTCGTTGCTGGAGTAAAATCGGAACTTGCAAACGGCATTGCTAAAAAACTAGTGGAACTCAAGCGAGACATGGAGCTTACTTTCTTAAATGACGGTGACGCTCAAGTTGACGCTGGAGGCACAACTCCATATTTGACTAAAGCAATGGGTTCATTTTTGGACGCTGATGGTCAAACTGGAAACTCTTGTGCAGCTAGAGTAGATAGTGACTTTTACACTACTGCAATAAACAGCACTGCCTCGGCAAGTGTATCTGAAGCAGACGTTCAAAATATGCTAAAAACTCTTTTTGAGGTCACAGGAACTATCCGTGATTACGATTTAGTTTTAGGCACAAGCTTGAAAAGAACTTTTACTGGTTTTACTCAAAGCATTACTAATGCTGTTCGCGGAGCAGATGACGCTAATCAACTTGCGGGTTCTTCAGCATCTATAATCAAAACGTTTAATCAAGATGCAAGTTCAAGGTCTTACATCAATGCGATTGATTTGTTTGAAGGAGACTTTGGTCGAATTCGGTTACACCCTAGCACACACGTTGCGAAGGCTGGCAGCGCGGTTAATTATCGCGGATACCTTATTCCTTTTGATCAAGTGGAAATTCGCTACGGTAAATTACCACAGATTAAAGAATTAACTGATAACGGCGGCGGCCCAGCTAGATTAATAGAAGCAGTTGCCGCACTTGTAGTAGAAAATCCTACCGGATTTGGATTTTTTAACGCTACATCTTAATTAACAATGTACGCTCCAGAAGGATTAAGTGATGAGATGGCTTCCCTTGTGGGGCAAGCACTTCAGAGACAGTTGGCTCGCGAGTATCAAAGCTCGCGGGTCAACCAATCTGGAGGATTAGCTAAAGCTGGAAAAACTGAAGCTTACACTACTTCTATTGGACAGCATAAAGCTAGAATAGAACCTACGTCATACCACTATTGGGGCAAACGCCTTGGGTATGATTGCTGGAGTGATCGTAAATTCATTAAAGAATATCTACGAGACAACCCAGAAAGTAGGATCAAAAGTAAAGGAAGTAAAAAAGCTCAAGCTGGATACGGTGGAAAAAAACCACACGGTTACTACGACACTCCAGTTGGACGAGTTACTTTTCGCAAAGTGTATGGATCAAATCCCCGTGTTGAGGTAGATGCGAACGCTTAAATTTAGCTCTGTTTTATATGGTGTAGCGCAACTCGCTGGACTAGATAGAGACAATCTGCCAACGCATTTCTTTAAACAAGTGCGAGATTTGGCAAACCAAAGACTTTCAGTAGCATGGGAATCGGAGCGTTGGCCCGATTTAGTTCGCGTTTCAAGCGCAACTGTTACTACTGCAAACGACATCAACACGGCTCCGTACCCAACCACTGCGGGAATAATTTTGCAGGTTTATCAAAAAGACCCTAGAAGTACAACAAATGCTGTGCCGGTTTCTTATTCTTTGTACGACACTGGAACCGCACAACAAATTGTTTTACAAGAGTCTTCTACTCCTGTGTATGTGGAATATTCTATTACCCGACCCAACCTAATAGGCAACACTTACAATGCAAACACTGATTACGCAGTTGATGATCAAGTGTACTACTCTACCACTGGCCAATTTTACGACATGATCGTAAATGCCGGGGCTGGAACAGTGCCAACGACTACAAACAACTGGGCAGTTACAAGTATCCCTAAGATATTTGAAAACTATTTAATCCGTGGAATCTATGCAGACTATCTTCGGGCCAACGGCCAGATCGAGATTGCATCTTTAGAAGATAGAACTGCGGAAGCATTTTTAACTGTGGAAGCCGATAAAGTGTATAGACAACAAGGACAAGTTAAAAAAATAAACTTCGTAGGTTATTGATTTGGTTATGGATAAATCCAAAATAAAAGAAGCACTAGATATACTGTTCGTTGCCTCCGGTAACGCTCAGTTGAACCGACAACAACACGAAGTTGTCACAAACGCAGCCCGTGTAATTATGAAAGAATGCGGACTGGAAGAACAACCTAATGGTAGTCAAGAAGTTCTTGAACCAGAGGTAGTGAAAGACGAATAATGACAAATAATGTAAGAATTACATCAACTAAAGTTGGTACAAATTCCGCAACAAATGTAGCTGCAACTAGCGCAGTTACAATTGCAGCTAATCCAGATCGTAAGAAAATAATCATACGAAACAACGATGGATCTGCGGAACTTAAAATATTATACGGAGGAGCGACAGCAACTACTAATAATTATCACGACACAATTGCTGTTCAAAAAACTTTAGAACTAGACAATTACGTTGGCAGCATTTCTATTATTGGAAATAATGGTCTGCGATATGTTGAGTTTGTGTAATATGAACGCAGTGACACTGGACGACATTAAAGTATGCTTGGCCAGTGTAACTGGACTTGGAAACTGGATGGTAGACATAGACTTACTTTTAAAGTTAGCAATTAGTTTAGCATCCTTAGTGTATATATTATTAAAAATAAAAAAGTTAATAAACGATTCAAAATAATGTTAAAATCAAAAACATTCTGGACTGGAGTCACCGGAGTAATTGGCGCGTTAGCCGGATACTTAACTGGTGAACTTGAAATAGGTGCGGCAATAAATGTAGGGATTACTTCAGTCCTTGCTATTTTTGTTCGACACGGAATTAAAACTGAAACCGGGAACGGTTAATGGGTTTAATCAGCGCATTGGTCGCGTTGCTCAAGGCCGTTCCCTCGTTGGAGCGGCTTTTTTTGCAAATATCAGATGCAGTGCGAGAAGCTAACGCTAAAAAACGATATGACGCAAAAGTTGATCGGATTGACGCTCTTGTTGATGGTGTGCGGGTGCAACACACCACAATTGAGCAACGTGGATCGTCTGACGAAAATGAAGGGGTTCAAGAAAGCAGCATACGCCAGCCCCGATTGGACGAAGGAAGTGCTAAAGACAGTAGCTAAATTAGAATACGAGATAGAAAAAAAGTAAATGCCAACTCCCGACCCAATAATTGATGGAGATGCCAGTTTTGCTGGAATCAATATGCGTGTTGATCCCGGCCAACTACCACCGGGGTTTTGTGCGTTTGCTAAAAATAAAAGATTTGTAAATGGAAAAGCTGCAACTAGACCCGGTATTAAAAAAATGCCGTGGACAAATAAAGCGGCAGACGCTTGGACAAACGATAATAATAAAAGTTACGCAATTGGAGACATCGTTACTTACAGTGGTGTTGCCGCTGCTGTTAGTGCCACAACACTAGCTGGAATTTCCACAGGAACTTTAGAGTTACAAAATGCAAACTCACTTAATTTACAAAACGGTACTTTTGTATCTAACGCGCATTGGGTATTTACTGGAGCTACTGTAGTTGCTGCTCAAGTAGGAAACAATGGACAAACCTACAATAGTAATAGTCCTTTCAGCATATACTCTTTATCTACAGCACTTTCATCTGGCGACACTATAACTTTTCAATACGGAGGAGTTTTTACGTTAAGTGCAAATGCAAGTGTTGGAGCTACTTCGCTTCAAGGCACTATTTCAGTAGCTAATGTTGCTTTTCAAGAAGAAGCATCTATTAACTCTGGTTGGGTTTATAATTCAAACGGTTACGCTGAAATGACCAGCGGGACAGGATTACTTAACTTATATCAAGACATAGGGACTCTTGTAGGTTGTTCGTATGTAGTAACATACTCTATTTCAAACTGGACGGCTGGATCAATCCAACCTTTCATTAGTGGCAGCAATTCTGGAACAAAAAGAACTTTTTCAAGCAGTGCAACTGGAACTTTTACAGACACAATTACACCTAAAGGATTAAAACCAGAACGACTTTACATACAAGCTAGTGGAGGTTTTAGAGGTCGCATAGACAATGTAACAGTTACTACATTAAGTCTTCCAGATAAAGTAGACTTACTTGGAACCTACGAACAATACACTGATTTTTTTAGAGCGGCGGGGCCAGCAAGCAATAGTACAATTGGGCCATACTTTAAATCTAAAACAAATTCTAACACAAACAACCCGCCAATAACCACATACACTCCAGTTAATGGCAACACTCCAGCTTCAAGCACATTAGACAGCACAAACTGGGAAGATTTAGGTCAACGCACTTACGGATACGGAACAGTTTACGGAGTAGGAGTATTTCGTGACCCATCTGGAGTAGAAAATTTATTAATAGCAACGGCTGAAGGAGTGTACGCAACTAAAGAATCTAGCACGTCTGTATTATTGCCGGGAATAACAAGCATTACTACTGAGGTAGAATTTGTGCAATGCTTTAACGTAGTTGTCATGTTCCGTGGAGAAACTTTACCACCAATGGTAATGGAACAGATTGGAGAAGGTTTTAAGTCTATAACGACAGAAGCAACCGACACTACAGTAGATGAAAACGATTCAGACGGAACTGAAGAAATCCCAAACGCATCTACTGGATTGTTTTTTTCAAACAGATTGTTAATTCCACATTCTAAAGATTTAGTTGCGGCATCTGATTTTCTTAACTACACCCGGTATCAACCAGTGTTGTCTAATTTCCGAATTAATCAAGGGAGTGAAGACGATTTAGTTTCTTTAGTTAGAGTAAACAGTTCTACTATTGCCTGTTTTAAAACTGATAGTATTTATGTTGTGTCAAATATCTATGGCGATATGTCTGACATCACTTTAGATGAAATCACACAAGAATATGGAGCCGTTGGTCAAAGATCAATCGTTCAAGTTGGAGATGACGTTGTGTTTTTATCCAGCAAACGTGGAGTAACTAGTTTAGGAATTGCAAGCAGTGGTCAAATTTCTGCGGTAGATGTTCCACTATCTGAACCAATCCAACCACTTATAGATCGCATCAATTGGAACTACGCAAAAAACGCAGTTGCCGCATATCACAATAATCGTTTATACATGGCAGTGCCTTTAGACGGTTCAAACTATAACAATGTGGTTTTAGTTTACGATTATTTTACAAAAGCATGGGCCGGGTACGACTCAGGAGAAGCCATTAAAGTTAAACGTTTTATTGAAGCAACATATCAAGGCAAACGACGTTTATTTTTCTTGTCTACTGACGGTTTTATCAATTTGTACGACGATGATTTAGCACAATGTGGTTTCGTCGATGAACGACCTACCTCAACAAACGCTAGTGACGCTAACTTTGGAAAGCTAACCATTGATCAAGTCAGTGACGAAATTACTACCCGTGGATATACCGCAAACGACATTAGCCCTAAAAAATGGAAAAGCGCAGAAGTTCAGTTAGAAACAAACAATCCTAACTTTACCGTAAAAACTGTTTTTGACGGGCCAGAAGAAGATGACTTAACGCTTACTGTTGGAGCAGATGGAAATCCCGGCAGTAAAACTTTTTCTCGTACAAAATACGACAGACCATTTGACAAAGCAGACTTTGTAGAGTCTATGGCAAACAACGATTTTTTTACTAAATTTAGACAAGACTACTCTGTAGATTTGAACACTAACATCCAACTTCCAGATGCGACAGTTGCAAATGGAGTTACTACTTATAATGATGCAGGGTTTGATCCAGATTTACATCAACAATCTACTAACCGATACAGATTTAGAGGCAGTGGTAGATACGTTCAATTAAACATAACAAACATAAGTGGGCGGGCTGAATTAGTCGGCGCAAAAGTTGGGGCAACTCCCGGCGAAAATTTAACAACAAAACTAGTATGAGCTTAACAGTAACAGTCCAAAAAGGACACGATTTTAGTAGCGGCAACGTAACGAGGGCTGCGTTAAATGCGGGGGCAACCCCAACAGTAGCGGTAACAGGATCAGTAGGTGCAACAGAATTAGCGGCTAACGCTGTAACAAGCACAGTTTTAAAATCTGATTCTTCTTCTGGATCGGCTGGAGCCGCTGTAACGGCGCATCACATTGTTGACGGTGCGGTGAACACAACTAAATTAGCAGACAACACAGTATCTTTAGCTAAACTTTCTCATTACGGCAATAAAGGTCACATTGTTAAAATGGGAGACACTGCCGAAGCCGGAACTGTAATTCCAGAATCTTTAGATTGCACAGGAAGTGGTAAACTTTTACTTGGAACTGGAAGCGACGTTTTATCATTAGCAAGTTCAACAGACAACTTAGATGAAGCTGACACGATTGCAGCGAACACTCCAAAAAGTCATATTGCGATTGCTCCAGCAACTTTTACTTCTCCAGCGACAGAACCCGCTTCAGCTTTGTTGACTGTTAAAAATGGATCATTACCAGTTTCTTCTTTAAGGACTAACAAAGTAGGCGGAGAGCTTAAATCAGGCATAGTTACTTTTAACAATAGTGGAGTGCCTACTGTTTTAGAAACAGAAGCCGCAGACAAAATTGTTGCTAGTAGCCTTAGTGGAGTTACTTTAAAAATTAGAGATAAAGAAGTTCCACTTTTAGGTGCAAGCGGAAGAACAACTGTCGGTACTAGCACTAGTCAGGACACTCATGATTTTACTTTTGTGGGCGCACACGGACTGACAAACGTTCCAAAAACAGTTTCAGTGTATTTAGAAGTTGTGTCAGGGCAAACGAATTTAGGATACGCGGCCGGAGATAGAGTGATGGTAAGTTCTGGACAAACTCCAGTTGAAGGAGCGTACTATGCTATTGTTACTTGGGATAGTACTAATGTAGTGCTACAAATGAGTCATAACTTTCTCATATATAACAAAGCTACAACTGCTGCGGATTCTGTCCAAGCACAAGAGTATATTGAACACGATAAATGGAAATTAGTAGCTTTAGTTAGTGAATAATGCCAAGCAGAACTACCATAGACCCGCTTTCAATTACTGATGGAAAGATTAGTAATCAAGCAAAGATTAAGCCTTCTAAACTTGCACCCGGCAAACCCGGTCAAGTTTTAATCGCTGGATCTGACGGTAAATTTGCTGCGGGAACTTTAGAAAGCGGCACAACTAATACAGTCACAAACACTGAAATGACTGCTACTCAAATTAAAAACAAACTAGGAATTATTGGAGATGCAGTCGGTACTCAAAATTCACAAACAATAACTCACAAAACTTTAGCAAGTTCTTCTATTGATGGAGGAACTTTTATTAGCACAGGATAACAATGGCAAATTTAATACAATTAAAAAGAGCAAGTAATTATAACGTATCTGAAAATCCCGGTAGCCAAACTTTGGCCGAAGGAGAATTAGCGTGGAACAATAAAGGAGAGACGTTATGGATAGGTAAACGAATTGCTACGACAGGCACACAATTTAATTTAAAAAGGTTAAATCCTGTTATCCAAGGTACGAGTAACGAAATTGAAGTTACGGCATCAGCGGCAGACGCAGTAAATCACATAGCGGCTGGAGAAACTTTAACAGTTGGGCTTCCAAATGATGTTACGGTTGGAAACAACTTAACGGTTAACGGGAATTGTATTTTAGGAAACGCAACGTCTGACACAGTTACAATTGCAGGGGATTTAACAGTCAACGGCACTACTACAACAATAAATTCTACTACAGTATCTATTGATGATAAAACTTTTGTATTAGCCGCTGATGCTGCTGATTCAAATGCTGCTGATGGCGCAGGGATACACGTTACGGATGACATTGCAAGGTTTACATATTCGCATAGCGGGACAAAGTGGGTATCTAGTAAACCACTTGAAGTTACTGGAAACATAACAACAACTGGTTTAGTTGACGGACGAGATGTTGCCGCTGATGGATCTAAGCTAGATGGGATTGCTAATAATGCAAATAACTATGCCTTTAATATCCAAGCAGATGGAGGTTCTGCTGCTGCTGTACCATCAGGATCTAATTTAAACATTGTAGGTGGATCTGGAATCACAGGATCACGCACAGGCACAGCAGTTACGTTATCTGTAGACACAACTTCAGTATGCACTATAGATGCAACTCAGATTTTAACAAACAAGACAATAGACGGCGGCACATTCTAGTTAAATGTCTAACACCATAAAAATTAAACGACGAGTAGGCGGGTCAGGAAATCTGGGTGCTTTAGCTGTCGGTGAACTTGGTGTTGATATTGATGATAACAATAAGCTTTATGTCGGCACTTCCGCTGGAAACAAACTAACTGCACTGCCAACTTCTGGCGGCACACTTAGTGGAACATTAAATGCACCTTCCGCTGAAATAGGAGGAGGTTACGGGTCTACTGGGGCTAGTATTACCAGTGTTGGAAATATTAATGCTAATGGGAGCTTAACTGTTGATGGTTCTGCTGATTTTGGAGGAGGTTATGGCAATGCTGCTGGTGTGAGCATTTCTGACACAGGAAATATTTGGGCTAACGGGGGCCTTGTAGTTGATGGGTCAACATCTCTTAGCAGTATGCTAACTTTATACCGTAATGTTAATGACTATTTACGGTTAGGCCATGACTCAGATACACATTACATTTCAACAGTTGGGTTAAATAGGGATTTACATATCAGTGCTTCGGGAACAGTAGACGCTGCTGATTTAAAAATAAATTCAGATGGGAACGCTATATTCAGTGGAACAGTAACCGCAAGTGCTGTCACACTTACTGGTGACATAACATCAGGCAACACTACCAATACCGCTGCATTATTTTCACAATCAGTACGAAGTGGAACAGTGGTTACTCGTCTAACTGCTAACCGCGCTGGAGGTGATGGTGTTGTTGGAACTAACTCTGCTCATGATTTCTTATTACAGAGAGAAGGTAATACAAGAGTTACATTGAGTGGATCATCTGTTGTTGTGAACGACAGTGGTGAAAACATTGATTTTAGAGTTGAGGGTGATGGTGATGCTAACCTAATTCGCACTGACGCTTCCAATGATCGGGTTGGTATAAAAACGGCGGCTCCAGCGTATACGTTACATTGTGTTGGCACTGGATACTTTTCACAAAGCGTTACACTTGGGTCAGGGTTAACTGTTGGTGGAAATACTGCACTTACTGGAGAACTGACTTCCCAAAAAGTCGCACCTTCAGCTAACAATACATATTCTAGTGGTGGAGCAAATTACAGATGGAGCAATGTCTTTAGTGAGTTAGGTAACTTTAGTGGAACAGTAACTGCGGCTGGATTGACAGTCTCAGGTACAGCTAACTTTGGTGGAAATTATACAAACTTTGGCGGCGGCTACGGTGCTACTGGAGTGAGCATTACTAGTGCTGGAAACATTCAAGCCAATGGAACGCTTACGGTTGATGGAGCAACAACGCTTACTGGAACATTAACTGCAACTGGCGGCACACTTAGTGGTGCTACTACGTTTAGTGAAAGAATAGTTTTATCAGGGACAGATGGAGCAGACGGGTTAGTAATTCTTGGCGGCGAAAATAATAACGTCTCGGCTAGGTTGTTTTTAGAAACTGGAACCAGTGGGCAAGGCGTTTCCATAATGAATGAGTCTGGTGCTATGCAGTTTAGGACTGCTGCTACCAGCGAACATACTGCTGGCGGCGTATCAGGAAGTGCTTCTGGAACTAAACGGGCAATAATTTCTAGCTCTGCACTCTATCCTAATGATCCCGGTTACGGTTTGGGTCTGAGTAACAAGCGTTGGCTTATCTACGGCACAACAGGAAATTTTAACAGTGGTCTTAGCGTTACTGGTTCATCTAGTTTTGAAGGGGCAAGTTTTTCTAGTTCTATAACCGCAACTAACTCATTAACATTAACCAAAAACGATGCGGTTGGCCCAACCATTAGTCTCACTAATACTTCTAAAACTGGGTACATAAATTTCTGGGGTGCTACTGGTGGAGGTGGTGACAGGACTAACGAATTTGAAGTTAATGCAGTCCACACTGGATATGGAATCACGTTTGCCACAAAAGATTACATTCGGTTTAAAACTGATGGCATAGGTTCTACTGATGAATGTGCTAGGTTTGACAGTAATGGTCGGCTAGGGCTGGGAACTACAAGTCCAGACGCAAACCACAGCATTACAATTGCGAACACTACTAATTACGGAGTCCGTTTTACAAATACAAATGCGACTTTAAAAGCCGACCATAATTTATTGCACCTAGCAGATGCCAATATTTATTTACGACCAGCGAGTGGTTATTGGGTTACCATTGATACTGGTTCAGGGCTTTCTGTAACTGGAGGACAGCTTTCTGTAACTGGAGCAGGAACACAAGAGGTCAAGGTCAGGTCTACAGATGGTCACGCCTCAATTCAAATAGACAGAAAGAGTACATCAAATGACGCATCGTTAATGCTGATGACGAACAACGTCACAAAGTGGCGGTTTGCTACTGGCGTTGCTGGCAATGATGAAAAGTTATCTATTTACGATGACATTGCTAACACCAGCATGATGACATTTAAGACGGGCGTTGGCGTTGGTGTTGGCCCGTCATTTGGTACTGCTGAACCAGCGTGTTCACTTCATGTGGTGAACAATGATCATGTTTTATTTGAAAACACAACGTCCAACGCAAACAGTTTAATTAAGTTAAAAACAACTGGACGTACTTGGCAGATGTCGGTGAGGGAGTCTGATTTATCTGGTGCTTTAACTTTTAGGAATGAAACCGCTGGGACAGATGATTTAAAAATAAGTACTACTGGAACTGTAACTGTAAGAGATAACTTAACAGTAGCTGGTAGTTGTACGTTTGCTGCTTTGTCAGGAACCTCTGGAACATTTAGCAGTACCATGTCACTAGGGTCTTCTCAGAAACTACAATGGGGAGACGCTGCCACATATATTACTGGGTCAAATAGTGGTGACTTCTTGCAATTTTACCCAGACGGGAATGTTCAACTAACACTCAATTCTAGTGGGGCTACTATTGAAGACAGTCTGTCAGTTGGTGGAGCAACTAGCTGGGCGGGTACTGACACTCAAACTTGTGGAATATATTTAAACACCGCAGACCGTGGGCTTTATGGCAATTTTTCAAACCACGCCAGAAACCTAATTAAGGCGAAAGATCAGTATGTTC